CCTTTCGTAGCCTCCGAACTCAGCAGTTATGGGTGGACACTGCTCATCGACGCTACCGCCCCCGATATGCTTGGTATAGCAGATGCTGCCCGCCGTATGCGCCCATCCCTTCAATAACCCGTCACCATGATAACAGAATCGCTCATCCGCAAGAAATTCGTTCACGAGACGATGACTGAAGGTATCAATAAGATATTTTCAGAACAGCAGAAGATTTTCTCCGCCAACTTCAACAGTCGGACGGGCAGACTTGAGTCGTTCCTCTCCAGTCACCAGTTCGACCGTCAGATCAGCGACAGTCGTTATTCAATCCATATCGACATGCCCGCCCACCTCCGGTTCCTTGATATGCAGTACCGCCGTCAGGACCTGAGTCGCAAACCTAAGCGTGTTAATATATATAATAAGGTAGTGTGGGGTATCCTTTACCACGAGGTGTTCCCCGAGCTTCGCTACGGTCTGACCGACGAAGTACGTCAGCAGCTGCACAGTCAACTCGAGCACGCCCTGAATCCGAAATAACTATCAGTAAGGCATTAACATTGTCCTTTCTTAATACGTTTAGAATAGATATTTTTGCATCATAACAAGAATATCTATTTTTTATGGCAAAAAACGTTTCACAAGACAGGGTAAGCCTTATCATCGACGCGGAGAGCGAAAAAGCTCAGCAGGCGATTCACGAGCTGGAGAAAACCTCGAAAAAGCTACGTGAAGAGAATGCAGCGCGTCTGAAGCAAATGGTTGATCTGGAAAAAGCAGGGCAAAAGGAGTCCGACTATTACAAGAATCTCCAGAAGCAATACAATGACACGAGAAAACAGATTAACGCCAACTCGAAGGCTGTAGCTGAGTACACGAAAAAGATAAACGTCAACAACCTTACCATGGCTCAGCTTCGGAAAGAAGCCAAACAGTTGCAGCGGCAAATGGATAACACCTCGAAGTCTCTGCACCCTGAAGCCTATACAGACCTTGAGAAGAGGTTGGAGAAAGTGAAAGGGCGCATGAGCGAACTCAACGGGAAAGCCATGAGCCTGAAAGAAATTTTCTTCTCTAAGAACAGTTTAGGATTTATGATGGGCTCTGGTGTTATCGGTGCTGTTACCGGACTGGTCAGCACCCTCATCGGTCTTGTCAGTTCTGCTATCGGAAAAATACATGAACTCGTTGATGAAGGTATCGAGATGGCGAAGACCAGTGACGGTATCCGTCATGCCTTCGACCAGCTGAACCAGCCGAACCTACTCGACAACCTCCGCAAAGCCACACACGGAACCGTCAACGATATAGAACTGATGAAAGCAGCTGTCAGGGCAAAAGACTTTCGGTTACCTCTTGAGCAGTTAGGCAAATACCTGGAATTCGCACAACTAAAGGCCCAGCAGACCGGACAATCAGTCGATTACCTGACAGAAAGCATCATCATGGGTTTAGGCCGACAGTCGAAACAGATACTTGACAATCTGGGAATCTCTGCAGCGCAAATCACCGAGGAGATGAAAAAGGGCGGAGATATGGCTACCGCCGTGGGACGTATCATCGACCAGCAACTACAGGAAACCGGAGAGCATTACGAGAGTGCTGCAGAACGGGAGCAACAGGCTATTACCAGCGTTCAGAACGCACAACGGGAACTGGGCGAACAACTGTTGCCTCTCCAGGAGGCCGGCACCACCATGTGGACCACCTTACAGGTATATGCCCTGAAATTCTTAGGCGCGCTTGTGAAAGTAGCCAAGGGGGCCGTTTCGAAGTTTACCGACATGTATAACTCTTCCAAGATTGTCAGACGGGGACTTAACGACATGGTTGTCGCTCTGAAGACGGTATGGTCGGTTATTGTGTTCGTAACCAAGACAGCCTACGAAGCGGTCAGAATGGTAGGAAAAGGCATGGTGAACCTCGGGAAGATCGTAGAAGGCGTCTTTACGAAAAACTTCAGTATGATCAAGGAGGGATATGCCGGTCTTTGGGTAGATACCTGGAAGTCTTTTGAGAGAGAAATTGAGCACGCAAAGGCGATGGGAAAGGGAATAGCCAATGCGTTTAAGGATGGGTTTGAGGAAATTGAAAACGGAAAAATCGTTGCCCCGTCTGTTCAGCAAGGGAAGCCTGCCAACGAACTGGACGAAGTGGTTGTCATGGGTCACCGAAAAGACCCGACCGACCCCAAATCTCCAGTCGGTAAGACAGGTACCTCGAGTGATGATCAGAAAAAGCGGGAAGCGGACAGAAAGGCTATCGACGAACTGAAGCGCAACCGTCAGGAAGAGCTTTCCATCGAGCAGCAGCACTTCGAGCGTATTCAAGGCCTGTGGAGGGAACAGTTGGCGAAAAAGAATATCACCCAGCAGGAATACGATACTATTACGCTTTCCCAGGCTACCGAACACGCACAGTGCGTGCTGGAGATAGAACGTAAATACGCAAAGGAATCCGAATCGCTAACCCTGAATGATACCAGCAGGAAGCAAAATCTTGTAAAGGAGTATCAGGATAAAGTCCGTATTGCAGAAAGCAACTTCGACAAGGCAAGACTCAAGGCTTTTGAAGACTACCAGAAGAATATGCAGCAGCTGGAAAATGCCGGCATGTCTGCAGCCGACAAGGAGAAAGCCGACCGCGACGCCCAGCTAAAAGTCCTGAAGGCTTATTACGAGGCTTCGCTCTCTTATGCCAAGGAGAATGGCGAAAGCGTAATGGGTATCGTGGAAGCCTATGCCGCTGCCATCAAGAAACTGAATGACGAATGGGCCAAATCGGACTCCGAACGCCATTTCCGTGCACGTTCCTCTGCCGGTATCACCACCGATCAGGAAGAGTATCAGCACGCCATCGACGAAATCACTAACAGCGACGAACTCTCACCGGCAGAGAAATATCAGGCTATCGAGAACCTGGAACGCGAACACCAGCAGCGCCTGTTGCAGATTAAGGAGCAGTACGGAATCGTCAGTCAGCAGGAACTCTTCGAGGCTGAAATGGAGCAGCTGGAGATGCAGCACGAACAGGGGTTGCTGAGCGAAACAGAATATGAGGAAGCCAAGAAGCAGATGAAGATGCAGAAGTGGCAGGAGTCTTTCGACTACTACCACGGTCTGTTCTCCAATGCCGTCAGTGCCCTGCAGGATGCGGAAATGGCGAATGTCGATGCCAAGTACGATGCCGAAATAGAGGCAGCACGCAAAGCCGGTAAGGATACCACCAAACTGGAGGAAAAGAAAGCACAGGAGCAGCTGGAGATTCAGAAGAAATATGCGGACGTTAACTTTGCCATTAAAGCCTCGCAGATTATAGCTGACACGGCCACCTCTATCATGAAGGCTTATGCCGATCTGGGACCTATTGCCGGAAGTATAGCAGCCGCACTGATGGGTGTTACCGGTATAGCACAGTTGGTTGCTGCCAATGCTGAACGGGAAAAGGTAAAGCGCATGACCCTCAAGGGTGGCAGTTCCTCATCCTCTACTGCAGGGGCACGTGTGGCCACCGGTAAAGAGGAAGGCGGTTATCTCGACGTGGAACGTGAGCAGGACGGACGGATGTTCCATGCGAAATACGACCCCAACCGACGCGGGTTCGTTGACCGGCCTACCGTCATCGTAGGCGAAGGTCCTGCGGGTCAGTCCAAGGAGTGGATAGCCAGTAACGCCGCTGTCGAGAACCCGACAGTGCGCCCCCTGCTCGATGTGCTCGATCGCGCTCAGCGTGCTGGTACCATCCGGACCCTCGACCTTAATAAAATCATGCTCCAGCGCCAAGGTTTCGCCCAAGGCGGCTCTCTCTCCCCCTCAACGCCCAACACCCAGCTCGCAGCGCTCAACCCTCCACTCTCCCCCGCCCTCATCGAGCGTTTTGTAGCAGCTATCGAGCTTATGGAGCAGCAAGGCATACCGGCCACCGTAACACTCGACGATATAGACCGTCAGAATAAGTTATTGCAACAGTCACGTAACATCGGAAGCAAATGAAAATCGTAAATACAGAAACCAATGAGCCTTTGCAGCTCACACCTGGCACCAGGCTGTCAGTAGAGCGTACGAATCCCTTTTTCAATGATTACGGCGAACAGACAGTCCCCGTTGATATACCAGCCTCTCCACACAACTGTCGCATCTTAGGGCATCCGGAGGCTTTCGGTATGAAGCGCAAGGCGATCATGAAGAATGCCGTCATTCAGGATGGCGAATTCTATGCCCAGTGCCGGCAAGCTGTACTTTCAGCGACCCGTCATGGCAGCATCAGTACATCCTTCTATATGAATGACGGAAGCCTGTATTCGCGTATCGGCAACATCAAACTGCGGGATATCTATGGTGACGAACGGATTGCTGCAGCCGGCAATACGGTGGCATCCTGCATAGCCTGGTGTAAAACACTCGTTAACAACGACAATCCGGATTACACCATCTTTCCGGTACTGCTCACCGACGACTCCAATATAGACTACGGCTGGAACTATAAAATCCTGAATAACTACGGATGCAAGTTCACTGTCTATATTCCAACCGATGCGCAACAGGGTGTCCCCATGCCATCCAAGACAGCCCCTCTGCTTTTTTATGAAAACGAAACGCCTATCTTCGAAGCCGAGAACGACACCATGGAATATGTGGACGGCAATCCTATCAACCTGAAGCCAGGCTACTATATGTCACCGTTCATACGGGCGGTCCGTGTGTTGAAAGACGTATTCTCGCATTTCGGCTATACCCTGCTCGACAATTTCTTCACCCAGACGGAAGCCTTCGCTAAGATGGCCATCATTAATAATTGCATCGACACGATTGTGAATGGCTATATTCTGAAAGCCGACCTGGTGCCTGATATCACCTGTAAGGATTTCCTCGCCGTCTTCCGTAAGAAATTCTGCTGTGAATTCGTGGCCGACGAAAAAAACATGACTGTTGATGTGGTATTCCTGAAGGATGCGCTATCGCTCCCATCAGCCGCAGACCTCACACAGAAAATGACAGCCGAACCCGCATTCGCTTTCAAGTCGCAGAAGGACTTTAAGCGCATTAAACTCACGTCGGAATACAAAGTCGAAACAGAAGCTGAAGACAGTTACGACAACATCAAGGACCTGTTGGCAGATCATGAAACAGCGGTGTTCTGTTGGGTGGACGGAGCATTTTATAAAAGAGGACAGAAGGGATGGCAGCAGATAGAGACAAAGGTGGCTGAAAGCTCCATGGACTATGACACCGGCGACGAAGAGACCGTGGAGGAAGTCACCATCCCAGACATGCAGCCCGAATACCGCATCCTGAGTCATCTGTACGAAGCACCGGAAAGCGACCCTGAAGGCGATCAGGAACGGGGTCTGGGCTACTACCTGTATATAGGCGAATACGTGACCAGGCACAGCAAGCTGAAACTGACCAATGTGGACACGGAAGGTAACAGTGGTTCCGCTGACGGGACAGGAAAAACGAACAGTCCCTGTATCCTTGCCTTTACGCACACCGGTTCCAAGATTGCAGGAACCGCAGGCAGCATATCTGCCTACAACCTCTATTATTGGGGGGCAGGTTTATATGCACGTGGTTCGTATATGAATACACGCGGCTATCCTAAAATCTTCGACTACAGTCTGTTTTACTGGGGCGATGACGGCATCTTCGAGAAGTTCTACCGCCCCATGGACCTGTTGCGACGCAATTCGCTCAACGAAGTGAAGGTGAAACTGCTGTTGTCGGATCATGAGAAAATGAATATCCCCACCGTTAGGAAAGTCTGCATTCGCAGTGAAGAGTTCTTACTCGACAAACTGAAGTTCACATTGGGAGGCAAAGACGAACCGATGGAAACATCGCTGCTCACGCTGTCGGTAGTCGATAATCCGTCGGAAGCTGCCACTGTTACCCAGATGTTGCCCATGATGACCGCAGAATATCATTGGCAATCGCAAGTAGAAACAGATACGATAGAATGGTGGAACGGCACCGGTTCGGGTGAGGAAGATTCTCCCTATCATAGCGATGGTGAATTCCATTCGGTTGTCTATCCGCCTCTGCCCAGTGCGGATTTGGTAGGTCAGGCATTTGGCGAACAGACTGCATACCAACTCATCAGCTACGAGTATCAGGGGCGGTGGCATGACGGGGTAGCTGGAATATGGTTTAAGGGTACTTACAGACGGGTAAAGATATGGTTGGAATGTGTGCATAACTGACCGCGAAACCGTGTCCTTTTCATTTTCTATGAATAGTTGTACCTTTGCTTAAAAATAAAAGAACAATGAATATAAATCTTCAGCCCGAAAGCCTCTCACTGGCAGGCAATCTCAGACACCTCATAGTCAATACAGACGAAGACGTGTCTTTCGCAGTCCGGATACAGGGTGCTGCAGAAGATCTTGTGCAGCGTGTTTATTCGCCCAATGCACAAAACCTGATGGAGGTTGATCTGTACGATATCGTATTCCCGCAGCTCACCTTCCATCTGCAGAATATATCAACACCCTATCAGCAGGCGGATATCGTTAAGACCTTCGTCATTACCCTGAAGGGGGTTACCTCAGGCGAAACCAGGACAGTCACCTTCACTGCCCTGCGTGCTGGTGTCGATCGTCTGGCTGACACCGCCCAGAATTTCCTGACCAACAATTTCCTGACGTGGCAGCCTAATATAAAGCCGGTTACCTACTACTCTCCGGAGTTCCTCACCTACTATGCAACAGTGGCAGCCACCGTCAAATGCGAAGTCCACTTTGCCGCGTCATCGTCACTCCCTACCCAGTCACTCACACTGGCCACCATTCCCGCAGGTCAGGCTTACACCATTCCTGTAGGTTATGCCGTCATTGCCGGCAAGGTTAACGAATTGCCGTCCTATTACGATGTATGGGTGGAAAATGGCAGTGGACAGCGACTGACGTATATCCAGCGTTATTATGCCAACAATATGCGCTCTGAACAGGAGCAATGGATTCTGTTCGAGAACTCACTGGGTGGTATCGACACCTTCCGTGCCTATGGTTCGCTCGACCTCGATGCCCAGCACAACCATAACCTGGTAGAGATTGAAGAGGTTTCCCAGGAATACCGCGTTGACACAGAACGTAAATACAAAAAGAACACGGGACGCCTGGACAAAAAGGAACGCCTGTGGCTGCTGGACTTTTTCCCCAGCCTCCGGAAATACGTTTATCTCGACGATTACATCCGTCAGATTGTCGTGACGGAAAGCGATGTAAACTACAAGGCACAGGAACTGCCTTCACAATACACCTTCACTTACCGCTTTGCCGACGCAAAACCTTACCTTAACCTACCCCGAACCGACCAGCCTACCGGTATAGTCGATATCGAGGTGCCCGACGTAGGGTCTTTTACGATCGCCCCACGGCTGGTTGAGTTTCCAAGACTCCAGCTTAGCAGTGGGGCTCTCTTCCCTGTTCAGGATCCCTACAGCGAAGACTGGAACGCTACCACTCTGGGAGCCGTCTTTGCTTATTTCATCGAGCAGATACTGGTACAGTATGACGGACAAGGAGGTATTGGTCACATGCACCCCAACCTCGACTTCCTGAACAGTCTGTCGTGGGATAATATTCTGCGTAAAGATGTGGCCGATGCCGCCAAGAAAGTCATCACCTTCTTAGAGGGAATCCTTCTGGGCGAAAATGGATATGGTATCACAGCTGAAGGTGATGCAATACTCAATACTATCCGTTCGCTGGTGTATAATCCGCTGTCAAAAGGCTTTGCCATTGAGCGTGATGAGGATGATAAATATATACTGACTATCGACCTGGCTTATATCCGTGAAGCGTTAGAAACCGACCATCTGAGTACTGACACCGCGTCCATCAGCACGGTCACCTCCGAAATTTCGTTCCAGCGACTGGCCACCTTCCTCTCTGGTATAATCACAAACCTGATGCGCTCCAGCGACTATCAGCCCGGTACTGCAGGCTTTTCTATTCATCGTCAGGACAATGGACGGTATATGATGCAGATAGAAGACCTGGTGGTTCTGGGAAAGATGCTCATCAACGAATTGCGTGTCGATAGGATTACATACTCGACAGGTAACCGTCGGCTGACGGCTGCCTCCATGGTGGTGGCTGAGGTGAAGCCGGTGTATCGCAATACTGAGGGCGAATACGTCACGGATCAGTCTCAAGACGCAGGTGATGGTGTCGTGGCTTATCGCTGCTATGAGGTGGCTGAGCAGAACGGCGAAGCAACTGTCAACAGTTGGCATGTCGGGGATCAGGCGCATTGTCAGACTTTCAATCTGGACAAAGCTCTTCAGGAATCCTTCACCCGTTTGAAATTGAACGGTAAATTCGCACGCTTCTTTGGAAGTATGTTGGGTATTGGTACCAAGGTGTGGAAGAATGTCACAAACCGCCTCTATTGGCGATTGGTTGTCAATGTTGGTACCGAGGCGCTGAGTGATGGCAAGCGTTATCATTACATCGACCTTTCGGATGAGGATTTTGTAGGGCTGATGGACGAAGACACCGGCATCATGAAATCGTGTGTAGGCAAGATGACTACGCTTGACGACTGGGCGCGTATAGCCTTTACGGAAGAGGAACTGCCCGAGCGTCTTGCTCAGTTGAATGATCTGCCGGCAACGGGTGACCATATCGTTCAGGAAGGTAGTCAGACTGACAGTCAGCGCCAACATATGATATCGTTGACGGTAGTAGGTCCTTATGGTCCTGGCATAGAGGAATTCATGGGTATTGGTTCGACTGTCGATAAAGATGGCCATGAGTGTTCGCCGTTCACTCTGAACGGGCATCGCTTTACGGCTCTGTGTCCTATGTCGGGGGACGTGTTTTATGCCAAAGAATTCCACATCGAAACTTACGACGGAACTTTCTATCGCATTCCGGTTGATCGCGGCGATTATGACGAAAGGACTAAGTTCTATTACTACGACCGTGTTTCATACACAGCAGCTGATGGCAGCACTTCGCTTTGGCTGCACATCGGTAAAGATATGACACAGGGTGTCGCGCCTGGTACTGACCCCACGGTATGGCAACTGTCAGTAAAAGGCAGCAAAGGCGAAAAAGGAGACACAGGCCCTCAGGGCAATACTGGTCCGCAGGGACCTCAGGGGAATCCTGGTGCAGATGCATATACGATAGTGGCCACTCCATCGGTATTGATATTCAACCAGCCTATAGGTGGGGGCGCTGTGGATACCGACGACCAGATAGTTTCCATTCAGGTTTGGCATGGTCCGGACCTGCTACCCAATAACGGCTATTCGCTTGTAAATATCACTGGAGATAATTGTGTTGCTGGCTATGACCAATCCAAGAAACAGCTATGGGTGAACTCGCTGACCAGCGGCAAACCGCAAACCGGTTCGGTGACTGCTAACATCATGGTGGATAATGCGAATGTCGGCAAGGTGGTTATCCGGTTCGGTGTTAACTATCTGGATGATGCCTATTCGGAGATCAAGAATGGGGTTATCACAGATGTAGCCCGCAGCTTCTATTATGTCAACAATAATGGTGAACTGACTCCCTGCGAGAACCTGGCACAAGTGCAGCAATCGTCACGAGAGATTCATCAGCGCGTAAGCGAGACCGAAGGTGGAGTTGAGAAAAATGCTTCAGACATTAAACAGCTATCCGACAGGATCACCCTGCAGGTCAAGTCGTCTGAGCGAACAGACAACTTCTTGAATAACGGCGACTTTTCAAAAGGTGGCTTGTTCTGGCAATATGATAATGCTTACAACTTGGTCCGTGTCGGCAGCAATTATATAGAGGGTAGCGGCTTCCTGCTGGGTATGTCTGCATTCAACAGCTGTCATTTGGTGTCTATTTTGGGTACCATGGCGCTTTATTTCAATGGCGGTACAGCCCGTCAGTTGGTCAGCAGCTTTGCGAAAACGCCTTCTGCCGGCATTCCTGTAGTGCTGTCGTTCAGCTATCATTCCCATGGGACAAACACCATCGCCATTGAGTACCGGAGTGTCACGACCTCAGGATCGACGGAAACTATTACGACAGTGTCCAAGGTAACGGCCACCCTGAATGATGTTGGCGACGGGTTCTTCACCTCGACGCTCGATGCATGGGATGCCTCTATCACTGAGTTGCGAATCAGTGGCCAGGACTTTGCCGTCTGGAATGTCCGGCTAACACAGGATGTTTCCGCAAGTATCGCCAAACTTGATATCAAGGCTGATAACATTGATCTTGGCATCCGGAATGCACTGGGTACTGTGGGCATCAACATCAAGGGGGACAACCGCGAAATTAGGCTTATTGCAGATAAAGTGAAGTTCACTAACGCTGCCGGTAATATCGACAATAAAATCAGTATCAACCCTGAAACTGGCGCTCTTGACGCCGTCGATGGCAACTTTAGCGGTACTGTCAGAGCAGCTGTTTGGTATATGCCATATCAAGATGCTGAAGTAGGGAAGGTTATTGACCCAACAAAAGGAGCAGCAATTGGCATTCCTTATAGTTCTATCGGCCAAAACATCTATCTGCCTTTAGCTGCTAACTACCCATTCCTGGTACTGACCTTCTATAAATACTTCGATGCGGCAGAACTGCAAACCATTGCAAGAATATCTGCGTCTGGTAATGAAGAAATCTACACCAACACCAGCCTTCTCAATAATTATCACTATCACACATATTGCAAGAGCTTCTATCCGCCGGCAAACCATGTCATAAGGTTGTACGCCATCGATGGGCATTGGTGCCTAGATTGCGACGAAAGTAAAGTCCTTGCCTTCTATGACGATAACGGGAATATCATGACTAAATCTAATTCATAAAGTATCAATAAATTAAAAATAGGAGAACCAAATTATGACAGAGTCTGAAATCAAAGCTTATATCGCAAGCGAAGTTGCAGCACAGCTGCAGGCAATTACCAGTAAGGACATAGCTTCTGAAAGCGACGTCCCCACACTCTCAGACGCAGAGTGGGACACAAATAACAGCATCACTTCTCTGCCCGTAGTTTACAACGGAAGCGCCTGGCGTAAAATCGGTGCCGGCTTCCTCCGCACACTGCGAAATGCCGCTGCTGTTGTCAGCACTGCATGGAACGCTCTCAAGAACAATGGCACCAGCGTTTCTTGGATTCCAACCGTCGATACCTCAGGCAATGCCGGCAAGACATCTCCAGCCGACCTTGCAGCAGTTCTGGGCG